AGGATGGAGCAAAGCCTGGCGCACTTTGACAACCGCTTCTCTGGGTCGAGATTCATTATCGATGAGCTGGCCTGGCATACCGCAACCAGTTCCTCAGGGCCCCAGGCGAAGAAATTCATGGCCAAATCCTCGCCAATCCCAAGCTCCTTGACCCCCGTGGTTTTAGCCATCTGGGCAGCGGTCGCCGCCAGGGCTATTTTACTGAAATCATTGTCATACTTGGAATCCACATAAGGACACTATGCCCTTCGGAGGGGTTTGCGGCGGACGTACCTTACACCACGGGTCCGCCACTAGCGACTAGTGTGGTGTCCCTATGGCAACATCAAAGAAAAAGACCAATAGCAAGAAGAAGCCGACAGCAGCAAAGAAAAAGGCCGCTCCGGCGAAGAAGAGCACCAAGCCAAAGGCGAAGCCAAAGGCCTCGACCCCGGCGACGGAGAAGAAGCAATTTGTTCCCGTTCAGGAACTTGTTGACGCCTTTGAGGCATCCCACCCAGAGGTCAAGGCTCCGGTTGCTGCCCCTGCCAAGAAGACGGCATGGAAGCGGTTTGTTGACATCCTCTTCGGTAAGTAATCTATTGGCCACTGGCCAATGACAACAGAACGAAGAAAAGCACCAAGGCGAAAAGTTGTATCCATAGCCAAAGAGGGCTCATGGGGCAACTTCGTGTACCGCCACGCCCTTTCTTGTGGGCATACGGAGGACAGGAAGCGCGCATCCACATCTAGCAAGCTTGCTTGCGCGTGGTGTCTTAGGGCCATAGATAAGGGCAAGGAGATGCAGCTGCTTGTCAAGCCGCCGCAGCAGGTTCAGTTCAGCGAAGACCTCGCAAATGACGAGACAGAAATAAATTCGATTAGGGCTAAATTAGCATCGCGACTTTCGATACCGATTGACTCGATAGAAATGTCCGTTGCAGATGTTTCCGGTTCCCTTCAAATTCGCTACGCATCAATATTGCTAAATAGCGACGACATCGCTAGGATTCTCCGCACTTAACAAAGGAGGGTCATGGCGAGTAGCACGAAGGTTGCGGCTCCAATTGGCGGAGCATGCAAGGGGGAACCAACAGAGCTTTGGTTTCCAAGAAATTATGTCGGCATGAAGATAAACGAGCTCGTGGAGCACAGAAAAAACGTTGCTAGGGCTATAGCGATTTGCAATTCATGCTCGATAATCGATAAGTGTCTCGAGTACTCATTATCAAACGAGCCATTCGGAATTTGGGGCGGGAAGACGGAGCAAGAGAGGTCCGACATTCGGATACGGCGCGGAATATCTCTCGATAGACCAGAAAAAGTATATACGCCACTTCTCGGTAAGCCATTCTTTGCATCAGAAGAGAACATTAAGAAAATGCATTCTCGGGGGATTGCAGGTCAAGATGGCAGGGCTGTAGAATCCTCGAATGACTAACGGCCAAAGCGAGCAGGTATCAAACTTTCTGTCTCGCCTTGACGGCGTAAAGAGGGCTGGTAGCGGGTGGCAGGCAAGATGCCCGTGCAGAAACGACGACCAGAATCCATCTCTTTCAATTGGGCAGGGAAATGATGGTCGAGTTCTAGTCACATGCCACCGTGGCAACTCATGTAATGTTGAGCAAATTTGTTCCTCTGTTGGATTGCGAGTTGCTGATTTGATGCCACCACGCGAAGCGCCACAACAAGCCAAGCGAGAAAAGCTAAGGCTCGTAAAAACGTACGACTACCTAGACGCCGAGGGCACCCTTCTTTTTCAGAAATTGAGATATGTCGACGAAGATGGCAAAAAGACATTCAAACAGCGCAAACCATCAGATGATGGCCAGTGGGTTTACTCGCTCGGTGAAGTCCCCAAGGTCCTCTACAACCTCCCCGGCGTATTGCGTGCCAAATCAATGGGTATGCCAATTTGGGTTGTTGAGGGAGAAAAAGACGCAGACACATTGATTGACATGGGTATTGCCGCAACGACAATGCCGGGTGGGGCGGGGAAGTGGCTAGACATTCATACAGAAGCCATTGCTGGTGCAACCGTAGAAATTATCGCCGACAATGACGAAGTTGGCATAAAACACGCAAAAGACGTTTTTAACAAGCTGAATGCGGCCGGATGCAATGCCGCTGTGTGGATGTGCCCAAACCACAAGGACATTACTGACCACCTTAATGCCGGAATGCCGCTTGATGAACTGAATGAACTCGCACAACAGGAAAACCCAGATGTGGAGAGTGAAATTCAGGTTGTCGAGGAAAAGAGCGCGGAACAGCTGCTTATCGAAAAGATTAACGATGTTCTCTCCAGGTCTGACCTCAATGAAAAACAAAAGCTCGCAAAATCATCGCTGATAATTGCTACAAGTTCTAGCACTGGAATCAACGACCCTGGTCGTCTTGTTCAGTGGAACGACTTTGTTCAAGAATCAGATGAGGACAACTACGACTGGGTGATACCAGGGTTGCTTGAGCGTGGAGAAAGGGTGATAGTCGTAGCCGCCGAGGGCGTTGGTAAAACAATGCTTGCGCGACAGGTGGCCATATGTTCATCTGCCGGAATCAACCCTTTTACATATCAGGGAATGAAGCCAATCACGACCCTGACGGTTGACCTTGAAAACCCAGAACGAATCATCAGGAGAACGTCAAGGAAGATAATTGCTCAGGCAATGGCACACGGGCATGCGCAACGTCTTGGCGCACATGTGCTCACAAAACCCTCCGGAATGGACCTGCTTAGGTCAACCGACAGAATGATTCTCGAGGATGCAATTGAAAAAATAAAACCAGACATGATTCTCATAGGTCCTCTATACAAATCCTTCATTGACCCAGGTGGTCGCACGCCAGAGTCAATCGCCGTGGAAATCGCCAAGTATTTAGACACTATTAGAACTGTTTACAACTGCTGTCTGTGGATTGAACACCACGCTCCGCTCGGCTCCAGCATGTCTTCTCGAGACCTGCGACCATTTGGTTCAGCAGTTTGGTCCAGGTGGCCAGAATTCGGTCTTTCGCTTCAGCCAGACCCAACGGCAGACGGAGCATTTGTGTACGACGTAAAACACTTCCGAGGTGCTAGAGACGAGCGACAGTGGCCATTGAAAATGAAACGCGGAAAGCGCTTCCCGTTTGAGGTTCTGGAGTTCACTAAACTGAATACATGAGCCAAGACCGGTCGAACAAGCTGACGACCAGAGAATTTATAAGCGAGAGGGATTTGCGCATGTTTAAGATGCGCCAATCCGGAACGTCTACGGCAGAAATAGCTCGACGCTTCAATGTCACTACCTCAGTTGTTTCAAAGGCGATTCAAAGGCAGCTTGAAAAACTCAACAAAGAAGCACTAATGGCCTACCCCGAGGTGCTTCGGCTGGAGCTCGAAAGATTGGACAATCTCCAACAGGCCATATGGCCACTTACTCAACATCGAAGAATTACCCTCGACGACGGCACCGAAGTTACTCAAGAACCGGACCTCAAGGCAATTCAGCAGGTTCTTGCGATTATGGATAGAAGAACAAAGCTTCTCGGGATGGACCAGACGAACGTCAACGTGCAAATGGACCTACAGACTCGAGGTGTCGAAAAGATAACCGCAGTGATAGCGGGGCAAGAGGCTCTCGCCAAGCCGACGAACTCTTTCGACGCCGAATCCGAAGCAAGGCAACTCCTTGAACTCATGGGTGCTGCTGGTGTTCTACCCGAAGATACGGTAAGGTCAATACTCGGTAGCAACGAGCTTCCGGCTGCTTCTTACATAGAAGATGCAGAAATCGTCGATACAGACGAGGACGAGGAAGAAGATGAGTGAACAAAATAACCTCAATGCAGCGATGAAAAAGGTTATAGAGTCGACCGACTTGACCATAAAGCCCATTGAGGGGGCTGACGATGGCCCGGCGAATAGTCAGGTTTTAATTAGAACAACCGACACAGACAAAGAGCGTTGGAAAAACGCTGCAGAGTCAAGCCAGATGACGATGTCTTCATGGATTAGGAGTGTTCTGAACGATGCGGCCAGAAAAATACTGGATTGCGAGCACCCCAAGGAGATGCGGCGGGTATATCCGTGGTCTGACATATGCACAAAATGCGGCAAGCGCTTCAAATAGTTGCTTGACACCTTTACATCAACGACTGGGTGAATATTGCTCTAAAATAGGTTAATGAACGACGGCGGCATTGGCCTTGAGAGAAAATACTTTTTTGGAGCCTCACTTCAGGAAAAGTCCGCAAAACGCTCTTCTGGCTCAAACAAGCAAATTGGGAAGCGCCGCGAAATAAAGCCCCCGAAACAAAAGCCAGCCAGTGCCTCTGAGATAAAAAAGATTAAGCTCCACAGGTCAAAGGACTATAAATTCGGAGACGCCTCGGTTCTCGGCGGAGAAATTTCCCCTGCAAGTTCAAACTCATGGCTGAGGCACTTATCTTCGCAGCAGATAGCAAACATTGTCTTTCCATCTTCGGAGAACGAGCTATTTGAGCAGTGGCTGGCAATCAACTTTTCCAATGTGGACAATGATGAGCAGAAAAAGTCATTGAGAGCATTTTTTGATTCGGTTGTTGCCAAGTATGGAAAAATTCTCGGCGAGATACAGTACGGTTCAGGAGTTGAAGAACTCGTTTATGCGCTCGATTCATCGCCGGGGTTTAGATGGTGTGTTGGACAGTTTGGATGCCCTTCTTTTGCTGGGTTCTCAGACAAAGGTGGGCCCGCGGCACTGTACGACCCATCCTTCAATATCATTGCCATAAATACCAACGAGTCTGTTGTTTCTAGAAGTGATGAAAAATACACAACCCCCAAAGATGCGGATGTGGTGGACTACTCGACCAATTCTTCAATTATCCACGAGTGGGGGCACTGGCTTCACAATATGGCAATCAGGGATACAGAATTCCTTGGTTCTCCCAATTCAAGAATAAGGAATTTCTTTGGCGAAACCGGGACAAAACAGTACAGAGACGCCCTGTCAATAGCCGACAAGTATGAGGAAATGGGCAAAACTGAATTCCTAGGAACTGACTTAAATGCGAAAAGCGGTACACCTGCCGTAGCAAGCTACTTCGGACATGTAAACGGGAAGGAGATGCTCTCTGAAGCGATATCCGCATATCTCCATCCGAATACGTCGATTTCTTTCTCGTCCCTAAGTGACACGCTCAGGGCGGATGTGGAAAAGTTCCTCATGCTCTCTGGCGGCAAGAGGCCATGGTCGGACTGGAGCGAAATCGAGAAAAGTCTTTCGAGGAAAACAAAATGAGATTCATAAACAGAATGAACAAGTCCTCTGATGAAAGCCCACTTTGGGTTCAAATGGCGGTTGAGGATTTCTGCGAACTCGCTCCGGAAATGATTGAGAAATCCGCATACACAAAACCGGAGCTCCGGGAAAGAATAAAAAACCGAATAATGTCAGGCTCCAGGGGCGGCAAACCAGGTCAGTGGTCGGCAAGGAAGGCCCAGCTCCTTGCAATCGAATATGGACGAGCCGGAGGCGGGTACAGGACCGGAAAGCGCTCCAAGGCCCAGCGTTCACTCAAGAAGTGGACAAGGGAACGATGGACGACAAGCGACGGGAAGCCGGCAATAAGAAAGGGCGGAACACGCAGGTATCTTCCAGCCAAGGCATGGTCGAGACTCACCCCATCGCAGCGTGCGGCAACGAATCGAAAAAAGATTCAGGGGAGCAACGAGGGTCGTCAGTTCGTCTCAAACACTGCGGCAGCCGAGAGGGCTGGAAGGATTGCCAGGAGACGCTCTTGATATGCCAAAATTTGATGAGGAAGATGACGAATACGTAGAGCTCGTCAAAGAGTACGAAAGATTCATAAAGGACCACCCTGGATACAGGGCGGACTTCTATGATTGGCTAGACGATAACTATGGAGACTCTCGAAAGAGGGTGTTAAAACCCAAGAGAGCAACTAGGCGCAACAAGGAGACGTAGGTGACAGTTCCGAGAAAGGATGCTGAGCTTCTTCAGCAGACAGAAGATATAAATGCTGCAGTTCAGTCAGCCCATTCAGCGGAACAGCGCATAGTCGACCTTATTGCGTCGGTCAATTACTCAAAGATGAGGTTCAAGACCGGCGAACTAGTAAAACCAGAGTCGACAGAAGAGGAATAAATTACTTCTTCTTCTTCTTTGTCAAGTTTGTCAGCTCCGCATTGAAAATTTTCTCGTATTCATCGGAGTGTCTGTGCTGGAGCACAAGATGAGCGCGGCGACGCGCTTCTTGACGAATTGCATTTGACTCTTTCCTGAGCATTCTCTCCTCTTCGGAGAGCCTTGGGCGCCCACGGCCCAGGCCCCTATTCTTCAACTTTGCGTATTCGGACATTAGTTTCCTCCATTGCTTGTAGTTACTTCCTAATCAACATTATCAACCGAACCAAAAAACAACAACTCTAAATAAACCTTTTTAAGGTGTTTTATCCTGGGGGGTCGGTTAGTATGGCATGCATGTCGGCAACGGGGATTATAGACAGTTACTTGGAAGACTTTTCAAAAAGACTCTCGGAAAATGAGTTTTTATTGATTTCAGCATCAGACGTCATAGATATCCTTTTGGACGTAAGGTCCAGCCTCGATTTGCCAGAACTGGTCGTAGACGGCGACGAAATAACCAAGTTGGTGCATTCATACGTAGAGAAAAGGGTGGAAAAACTAAATGAAGCACAGCAGTGATACTTATTACAGAATCCCAAACGAAGAACTACCGGAATCCCCAGTTTATGGGTCTAGGTATTTTGGTGATGGAGATGACAGGTTTTCCAAAACCGAATGGGAAAGAGAACTCTGGTCTCTCGTAAGAGAAACATACATCAGGAAGTACGAGGAAAGCAGAAAGCTGGGAATACCGGCCCTTTATTTCAATCCCCCCGATTACGTAACACTCGTGGAATGCGAAGAGAAGCTCGAATCGCTTGGGGTAATCAGGACATATAGATAAAGCCCCCGTCTCGCCTCTCGGGACGAGTTAACGGGGGCCTATCAGTCGGAAGAGCAGAGAAACCTAGAAAGGTTCTCCGTCATCCGCTCCAACGACAGCAGGTTGTGCTGATGTCATCGGGCGGCTTCTGCGCTGTCCTCCGGATGCCTGCTGGCGCGGTGCCGCACCTTGCTGACCACCTTCGGCACGCTGTCTGCGAGTGACTGCTTCGATGCTTCGGGTCGAAACTCCGATTTCATCTGCTACCACTTCGACAACAGAGCGCTTGTTTCCCTCTTTGTCTTCGTATGAGCGCTGCTCGAGTCTCCCTACGACCACAGTTCCGATTCCCTTCTCGAGGGTCTTGGCTGCGTTTTCGGCGATGTAGCGCCATGCAACAACATTGAAGTAGGAGACCTGCTCCTGCTTCTGATTGTCATTGTCGTACCACACCCGGTTTACCGCGACTGAAAAACTCAGTCTGGCCTGGCCGGATGCCGTGTAGGTGAGTTCTGGGTCGTTTGTTACGTTCCCAAAAATGCACGTTTGTGCTGGGTTCACTTTCCGTCTCCTTGCTTTTATGCCCAGGCGGGCGCCTGGGGTGCAGTAAACATACCACCTCCGTGATAGGTTGTCAACATGGCAAAAATAAGCAAAGAAGAAGCCCTTCTGGCAATCGCCGAGCAGGTATCCATGATGCTCTACTACTTCTACGCACAGGACGAGGGGGTGCCGGAGTCGGAGCTTGAAGAGCTCGTAGAGACTTCGTCGGATATCGCTGAGGCGGTCTTGATGTCGCTCTCCCTAGATGTGTCCAGCGTCGATGAGGACGGGACGATACATGCCACGCTGAAAACCACTGACGTTCTTTCGTTTATAGACATGCTTCAAGAAACCCCTTTGATGGGGGATTAGGCAAAAATAACTTTTGCACAAGCGTGAAACCCTTTATCCATGCGGGTTCAGGGTTGCCATAAATCTGCCCTTAGGGGCCTCCAATTTGATAAACTGGACAATAGTTACTGAAAGCATAAACGGGACAAGTTACTGAACCCGTCGACCTATCCGCCGACAATAGGAGAACAATTTGAACGCAATCCAGGGATATGGAATTTCTATACTCTGTTTTCTGTTTGGGGCGATAAGCCTCCCCAGCAAAATGGACCTACCAATCCAAAGCCTCAGGATTAGCCACATTCAGCCAGCGGTCGACGAGGGCGACATGGTTGTTTTGGCGCCACTCTCGGCCCTTTCGGAAGGCCCCCAAGAGAGCCAGGACGCCGAGCAGGAGCTGACCAGTGAGAGCGAGGAGCTGGTGTCCGGGGGCGTTTCTCCCCTGAGGGTAGGGGCGGACGTCGCCGAAAAGATGACCTCCGTGAGCCTGCCGAAGGTACGGAATGACCACCCAGGAAGGCGCAAAGCCGTCCCATCCGACAAATCTCAAAGGTGCCCAGAGCTAGAAGACACCCTCAGGGCCTACGGCATGTACCCAATTCAAACGTGGTCGTACATCGCGTGGAGAGAAAGCCGTTGTCGCCCAGATGCGCAGAATGCAACGTGGGACAGCAAGGGCAATATGACCTACGCCCTGAACAAAAATGGCTCATATGACACCGGGCTTCTTCAAATAAATTCATCATGGAGGACCGTCACGGCGACTGTCTGTGGCGAAAAGGCCCTACGCAACAGAATGCAGGGTCTGAAGGACATTGACTGCAATATCCGTGTCGCTAGATACATCATGGAAAACTCTTCAGGCGGTCTTTCCAACTGGGGAATGTAATGGCATTCTCTCCAAACAAATCATCAGCAGATAGCGACAGTGAAACGAAAGAGCTATTGTTTTTCGTCTTGGCTGGTCCAGCGCTAGGTGTGATACTGCTCATCGGGGGACTAATTTTTGGATAGATATTCTTTGCCGAATGGCTAGGATGTCACCGTGAGTAAAAACAGTGCGTTTGACATACCGGCGAAACACTTTGACTTCTCCGCCGACCTGAAGTACGGGAAGGAGGGCGAGTCCCTTATTTCGGACTTTCTCGAACTTATTTCCGGAGGCTCTCTCGAGGTAAAAAGTGATAGATACAGGAACGGGAGAATGGTCATCGAAACTGACCAGAACCCCAAAGGTGCCCGTGATTCGAATGGTCAGAAAGTTTGGGTTAAAAGCGGGATAAATGTGACCACCGCTAAGTGGTGGGTCTACATTTACTCACCTGAGGGCGCATTCGTTATTGTCGATGTCCAACGACTAAAGAGATATCTTCGGTCAAATAAAAAAATCTTCAATGAGCAGACAAAGAGAGATTTTGGCGGAGACGACAATCCGGCACGGGGATTTCTTCTCGAGAAAGAGCATGTATTCGACATGTTGATAAACCCAAGATATGACGAAGATTACGGATTTGACCATGTCTAATCTCGTGTTGATTGTTCTTTCCATTTTCCTTGGCACCGTCGCCGGAGTTGCCTCACGATGGGGGGCTTTGGCCCTGTCTCGCGAATGGCTCAAAAAGGTGCACCTCAAGCATGAAGATGAAATTTCTCATTTGACGTCTGAGATGTGGGGAGAAAAACTTGAGATGCAGTACGAGATTGACGGACTCAAGACACAGATATGCACAGAGAGAGACCTCAACATTGAATACCAGAGAGATTTGCTAACACTTTCACAATCTCTCAAGATGGAGCAGGAACTTACAGAAACACTCTACGAAGCCCTAATCGTTCAGGAACCAAAGCTCAAGAGACAATTTGACCCATTCAATAAAGCCAAGAAGATGTACTTGGAGATGCGAAAGTAAATGTAGTATTCGGCCATGGCCAAACGCTGTACGTGCCTCGGTCGCTCAAATGGCTGCAGGGCAAAACACAGAACCGAGGAGCCAGGTCCACGAGGGTCAGTATGTTCTCGTCGCGCGACAACGAGTATTGGGGTTGATATTCACCTTTGCGATATTTGTGCGGACAGGCACGAAAAAACAATCCGTCAAAAATTTGCTGAGATATTTTGGGTGATTGACAGGAATCAAGGCCTCAACGGCTAGGGTATTATTGTGTTATTGGTTAAATCTAACTGAAAGAGAGAGAGCACTCAGATGGCTCACGATATCGAGATAACGAAAGATGGCTCAGCGCGAATGGCTTATGCCGACCGAGAGGTTCCGTGGCACAGACTCGGCGTCCCAATGAAGGGCCTGCAGACGGCGGAGGACATGCTGGCCGCAGCGCAGGCAGATTTCGACGTTGTCACCACGAAGGTTGCGGCACTTGACGACAATGGCAACTTCATCCTCAATCCAGACGGAACACCAGTTGTGGTCAACGACAGCAGGGCTACTCTTCGCGTAAATGGTGATGGCTCTTTTGATGGACTGGCAACAGTTGGAACCCGCTACGTCGTTCAGCAGAACAGGGAGTGCCTGGAGAAGGCGCTTGCCGTAGTTGGGGCATCCAAGGGAGAGGCCTTAATCGACACGTGCGGCGTGCTCGATAGTGGAAGGGAGTTTTTTGCTTCAATCGACCTGGGCACTCTGGTCATAGACCCCACCGGCGTGAATGACAAAATTGCGAGATACATGCTCGTGAGAAATGGTCACGACGGAAAGACTCCAATCACTTTCGCTAACACCAGCGTTCGAGTTGTGTGCAAAAACACTGTTATTGCTGGAATGCGCGACGCAAAAAGGGTATTCAGTGCGAGACACACACGAAATGCAGATAGCGCCATAGAAGAAGCGCAAAAGGTTTTAGAGATATCCACTGAATGGGCAAAATCTTTTGCCGCTAGCGCGAATCTGATGCTAGGCAAAAAGATTCTCCCCAAGTCACAGACTTTCGACAACCTCATTGAGGCCGTGTTCCCGCTGGCGTCAGACGCCTCCGACAGACAGAAAAAGAATTACGACGAAATGGCCGGTCTTATCCGCGGAATCTACGACAACGACAGGAATGCTGGCGGGTTTGGGTATAACGCATGGTCCTCCTACAACGCAATAGTCGAATATCTCGACCATTACAGGGATGCAAAACCCGAAGACAGAGCTATCGCATCCATGGACAACAACTCCTGGGTTACGACAAAGAAGCTAAAAGCTCACGATTTTCTTCTGTCGCTTTCTTGACAGAATAAATTGTTATCATTTATTAGATAGACCTTACGGTCGTTCGCCCTATTTGGAAAGGCGGCAGGCTTGAGCGAGACTCCTCATGAACCAGAAAAGGATGGAGATGACTCGCCATCGCCAGAGGAGCTGGCCGTCTGGCTAAGTGATTTCATGAACTCGGCTGAAAATGCCGGGAACATGTACCGTCAACACTTCTGCAAGCTAATAGTCGAGCGCGTTTATGCGGAGTTCGGCCCAGAAGGTTTCTGCGAGCTAATGATGCAGATGGACAAAAGAGCTGGATGGATATCCGACATAATCATTGAGAACTCGGACCTAGACGAAATTCTTTTCAAGAAGTATGGCGTTTACGATGGGAAAGCAATTGAAAAGGCCAGGGCATCTGAGTCGCTCACCGACCTAAACAAAAAGATTTGGCGACTAAGGAAGAAGCACGCAAAAGAGATAGTGGAAGAACTTATGAATGGGACGACTCATATCGCCCAATAAGGTTCATAACAAGCTGGATTGCCGCTCCACCATCATCATTTGAGCCACCCTCCGTTGCAGCATTGACAACGGCCCGCTTTTTCTCGATAAGCGAATAAATTTCTTGGTCTATCGAGCCTGCGGCAAGCATGTAAGTAGCGGTAACCGACCCAGTCTGTCCGATTCTGTGGAGCCTCGAGTATGTCTGGTCAACGTCGGCTGGAGTCCATGGAAGCTCAACAAAGAGACAGTCCTGTGAAGCGGTCAGGGTGTGTCCAGTTTTTGCAGCCTGGATTGAGAGAACTATTACCGGCGCTTCTTCGACACTCTTTGTTTGAAATTTCTTCTTGTTTTCTTCCACTTCCTCTACGGACATTCCGCCTTGTATTTTTAGCCCACCGAATTTCTTGGCCAAGTCATCAACGACATCTCTATGGTGCGCCGCAATTACAACCTTCTTGCCGTCTTCAATTCGCGATTGAACCCATTCCTCTACGGCAGGCATTTTGGCTTTTGCAGCAAGCCTCCTGAGTATTGAGAGCCTAACCAAGTGCTCGTTGCTCTCGGCTTTTATCTTTGCCACAACCGCAGCGGAGTATGGTGATTTGCCGAGTTCGAGAGCTATCTGTTTTGCTCTTTCAACTATGTACTTGATTATGTCGTCTTCGGCTTTCTTGTATTCAGCCATTCCCGCGGGTGTCCCCTCTACAAGAACTGAGCTATGCATGACCGGAGGCAAGTCAGAGAGAACTTGGTCTTTTGTTCTTCTTATGTAACACGTTCCCCGCAAGCGCTCATTCAGTTCATCCAGGTGGGAGTGTCCGGAGATGTTCCATTGTCCGAAAGAGTCCTGAAACGCATTGCAATATCTCCTATAGAAGCCCCACAATCCCCCAAAATCCTTGAGCCTCCCCAGAATGTCGAGCTGCGCCGCATATTCTGACGGCCTATTCGTGACTGGCGTTCCAGTTAGGCAAAGGATAATTCCACTCTTATCTGCCGACCTTGCAATTTTTACTGCGGACTTGGTTCGCTGCGCAGTTGGAGTTTTGCAGTAGTGGCTTTCATCAAAAATATACGACATGTGTCCGGAGAGTTCCTTCTCCCATGTCTTTAGGTTGCTGTACCCGACCACAACAACGTCGTACTCTCCCTTTTTCGGGAAACTCTTTCTGTTTGTTACTGCTTCCACTTTTCTGTCGGGCAACCATTTGGAATATTCGGATTTCCAGTTGAGAACAAGGCTTGGTGGGCACACAACAACAGCGGGATAGGAGTCCCAGTTGTACTCAAGTGTCGCTATTGCTTGGACGGTTTTCCCCAAACCCATTTCGTCAGCGATGAAACTTCTTTTAGCGTCTGCGGCATACTTGATACCCGCTTTTTGATATGCCAAAAGCGTACCGTGAAGACCATCAACTGATATTTCCGCATCGACCGACCTAGATGCGTCCTGCAGTTGTTGCATTGACCTTGCAACTTCATCTGATTTGTCAAGAATCGACTGCTCAACGGGCATATTGAACGACGACGCCCATGAGATTACGTCCTTAACAGATGTCATCGGAGCGCGCCACGACATCTGAGCCGAGTCCCACGTGATTCCTGGAATCTGTTTGACCGCCTTTATTATCACCCTGTCGTATGGGAAAGATATCCTTATCCACCCCTTGCTCTCAGTGACTC